ATTGGATAAAATGAAGAAATAAGATATGGCAAATAGTGTAGTAAGGCTCAGTATAGACTCGCACGAGTTTGATGCGAACATCAAGCGTGCAGGTGAAGCACTCAATAAGTTCTTCGACCAGGCAAAGAAAGGAGACAGAACATTTGAGGTGCTCGATGATGATGCGATGGAGGTTGTGAAGACCTTCGGCAAGATGGAGACATCGAGCAAGTCGGCACGCGGTCAGTTATCCGAATTGACGAAAGGCTTCACCGACCTCTCGCTCATCTACAAGCGACTTTCCGACGAAGAGAAGGCTTCGCCTGTCGGCAAGGAAATGGCAAGGTCGCTTGACCAGCTAAAGACCCGCATCCAGGACACAAAGAAAGACCTTGCCAGCATCAATCAGGAACTCAGCGGCTCGAAGTTCGGGCAGTTCGGCGGTATCATCGACGGCGTAGGCCGCAAGATGGGCGTGAATGCCAACCTCACAGAACTGCTGACAAGCAAGACTGCCTTGATGACCGCCGGCATCGGTGCTGCCGTCGCTGCTATCTACAAGGGCACCGAGGCATGGGCGAAGTACAATGCGGAGCTGTCAAGGCAAGACCAGCAGACGCAGGTCATAACAGGACTGAAAGGTTCGGGTGCTGACCACATGACCGATGTGATGCGGGCGGTGTCTGACACGTACAAGGTGGATTTCCGCCAAGCCGTAGAAGCTGCCAATACCCTCATGTCGCAATTCGGTGTATCTGGCAGCGAAGCCATCCAGCTCATTAAGGATGGTATGCAGGGCATGATACAGGGCGACGGACCGAAGCTGCTGAGCATGATACAGCAGTATGCCCCAGCCTTCCGTGACGCTGGTGTAAGTGCAAGCCAACTCGTTGCAGTTATCCATAACAGCGAGGGCGGTATCTTCACCGACCAGAACATGTCGGCCATTGTGATGGGTATGAAGAACATTCGCTTGATGACAAAGCAGACAAGCGAGGCTCTTGCAAAACTTGGCATCGACGGGAATCAGATGTCGCAACAGCTGAGCAACGGCACGCTAACTGTCTTCGACGCGTTAAAGCAGGTGGCAAGCGAACTTAAGAATGTTGACAGCAACAGCAAGACGGCAGGCGAAGTCATGCAGACTGTCTTCGGTCGTCAGGGTGCTATGGCAGGAACGAACCTCGCCAAGGCTATCGAAACGCTCAACACGAATCTTGAAGAGACGAAGAAACAGACAGGCGATGTCGGGGATGCTTTCGCAGATTTGCAGACGGCTAACGAGAAACTGAACACCGCCATCCGTGACTGCTTTGAGTACGACGGCTGGGAGCAAATGGCAACCGGTATTAAGGCAAACCTCGTGGATGCACTCGCAGATGTTTTGGAAAAACTTGCCGACATCAAGGGTTATCTTATGGGATTCAACGCCAACCAAATACTAAAAAATGTATATGGTGACGGTGTGGTTCCCGATAAAATACAAAAAGACCTTGACGCTCTCAAGAATGCGCCAAAAGAAAAAAGAGAAGAGCTGTATAAGCAGCAGTTGGCAGGATATGAAAGGAGATTCCAGGCTGCTGCGTCCTCACCCGAACTCAAGAAAGCTGAAGCCTTATATCATGCCGACGACAATGGCAATTTGTTACAGAAGTATAATCCACTTGCTTTGATAGGGAAGTATTATTCTTCGACACAAGTAAACACCGAGCGTGCAAAAATAGAAGCGGAGAAACTTGCGCTTGAAGCATATAAGAAGGCTGCGCAGCAAATAATGAGCCCGGATTCGGAAAAGCCAATACCCGGCGGCAACAACTCAGGCACAGTCTCGACACCATCCACTCTGAAAACGGAGACCCAGCAGAACGAAGCCGCGATTGCAAAACTCACGGATGAATACGTTAAGCTCGCAACCGCCGCCAATACAGCCGATGAAGCGCAGAGGGCGGGACTTGCGGAGCGCATGACTGCCATACAGGGCGAGATAAAGACTTTGCAGGACCGCAACGCGGAGCTGAAGAAGTTCGCCGATGAAGCCAAAGGCGTGAAGGTGTCTGTTGGTGCGGAAGGCTCGCTGCCACAACTCGCACAGCAGCTCAAAGACTTGCAGCAGGCGCAAGGCCAGTCGCTCGACACAGGTGAGTGGGTGGAGTATCAGAAGCAAATCGACGCAACGTCCACGAAAATCGACATCCTGAAGGGCAAGTGGAAGGATGGGCAAGTGGCAACGTTCAGCTTCGAGGAAAAGCAGCCTGACAAGATGGTGTTCACGGCGGACAATCAGGATGTACTCACCAAGCTGGCCGAAATCCGCGAAGCCGTCGGAGGTATAGAGATAGACGACAAGACGCTCACCGTCACCGCGAACACGGCAGAGGCGGTTGAAGCACTTCGCAAGATTGACGGGCTTACCATACAGCCGAAGGCGGTTTCCTTCATAGCCGACAATGCAGAAGTGCTTGACAAGCTCCGCGAGGTGAATGGTGTAAGCATCGACGACAAGACGATGACCGTCACGGCTAACACAGCGGAGGCATACAATAAGGTGCAGGAGCTCATTGGCAGCATTGAAGGAACGACGGTCAGCTTCGAGGTACAACCGCAAGTGAAGCCACTCCCGACTCTCGACGACTACCGCATCCAGGCGATGATAGAGATAGATGCCCAGAATGCTAAAGCGGATACAGAGACCTTGATGTCTATCTTGCGCGATTCCTCGCAAAAAGGCATTGACACCACAGGACTCGACCTCACTCCGATTGCCGAACAGATAGGTCAAGGTGTGGATGTCAAAGATGACAAATGGCAAGCAATCCTTGACAAGTACAACGAACTGAGAGCAAAAATCGGGGAAGAACCGATAGAGATAGATTTGAAGACTGGGAAATTGGACAGCATGAAAGACACTACCGCATTCCTCTCGAAAGAGTTTCAGGATGCAGCAAGTGCTGTGCAAGGACTTGGCTCTGCTCTGTCTGGTATTGGGGATGGCGCAGTAAATGTGGTAGGCATAGTTGCACAGGCAGTTGCAAATGTTGCTCTTAGTTTCTCCAAGGCACTCGCAAGCGAGGGTAATATATGGACTTGGATAGCTGCTGCTGCCACTGGTACGGCATCAATGGTTAGCACAATATCGGCAATCAAAAACGCAACAGCAGGCAGCTATGCGAATGGAGGTATAATTCCAGGAAACAGTTATAGTGGCGACAATCTAATAGCAAATGTGAATGCAGGTGAATTAATCTTATCGAGGGCTGCCCAAAACAATATAGCAAGTCAGTTGCAAGATGCTGACATGCAGAACGGCGGTAATAGCATACCTTACGTCAGCGGCGAAATGATATTCTTAGGTTTGAACAATTGGGGACGACGCACTGGCAGAGGCGAATTGGTGTTTAGCAGAGGTTGATAACATTGAAAATTGAAAGGCTATGGCATGGTACAAAAGATATAGGGTTCCTTTCCAATCATTCAGCGGCACTCAGTATATGGTATATATATATGAGCACAGTGACGGTGACATAATTACGATGACTGGTGCGGAAGAACCATTCACCACTCAGGAAGACAACGATGACGACATCTTCATTCCAATTCGCAAGCAGACTGGTTATTTGCGCGTCATAGACGACACGGAAAGCGGAAATCTTCTCGAATCAATCATGCCGTCCAACAATACTGAGAAGCTGGTGCGTCTCTATTCCGGCACATGGGATGACGAATATACGACATTCACGGATGGTACTCTTGAATGGCAAGGCTTTTTATGTGCTGAAGCATTCACCCAGCCGTGGGATAATCAGAAGAAAGAGCTTGAGTTCCCCGTGAAGTCTGTGCTTGGAGCGTTAGAAGATATTACAATGCCTGACACTATCGCTGGTTCGTCGGAAACATTTGGAAGGCTCATCATACAAGCATACACTGCCGCAGGAGTGCAACCTACGCGCGTAGCATGGTGTAGTAACATACAAGATGCTCAACGGCTCTTCCGTATTAAACTACGATACGCCATTCTATTCAAGCAGGAAGATGTGGTGAATGTCGGAGAATCCATAAGACAATACATAGGCAGCTCATACGGCGACGCCTTAGAGCGTATGGCGCGGTTCTATGGTATGTTTTTCCGCGAAATGGGTGATACTTTGTATTTGATGATGTATGATGCTAACGGGAAAGCGATTGGCGGCCCGATAAATAGCAGAGGCGTTACTTGGAGCCAGTTCAATGACATTGCAAACGCTACAAGCATATCAACAAATAGCACTCCCATACCTGAGCAATATATGCTCCCCGCGTTGACGTTCAAGGGTAGTGACAATGTAGCAGGTTATATCGGAGGGGCAAATAGTGCAAGTGTCGTATTGAAGATTGACACCACAAGGCAATCATTCAATTTACCTCAGACTACCGAAGACGCCAGCACCGTGCTCGAAACGTCGGTATATGACCAAAGAACTGTCTATACGCAGCCACATGCTCCGAGGACGCACAATATAGAGACATTCACCTTCAAGAAATATAAAAAATACCAATACCTGAGTGAATCTTCCTACAATGAGATGTTGGAAAAAACGATTATCAACGGATATACAGCTACGCCATACGGATATGACGACGACAATCATCCTCTTGTGACTGGAGCATTCCCTTGTAGGTGGTTCTATAAGAAACAAGATACGGACTTAGTTCAACTTCGTAATGGACTTTATCTCAACCAGCAGTACACACAGCCAGGTTCTGTTCCGACTGGCCGTGTTGATGCTCAGTGTTATTCGCTAAAGAGCCTGTCTGGTTTTGTCATTATGGATGGATGGTTGAGGATTACACTGAATACTCACGACTTTGTTTGGTTTCAGGAACGCGGCTTAATGTTTGATGATATATCTTCCAACATATCTGGATTTACACTCTATACTGACCTTCATTGTGCTTTGCGCGTCGGAACTTCCTATTGGAATGGTTCAAGCTGGGTCGCAAATGGCAATCCAATAGACCATCAATTCGTGATAAAAACAAAAAACGGAGAGGTTGTCACGAATAAGACTTCATACATACAGGTAGATGCAGAAGGTGGACTTTTCGTTCCTACTGCTGGCATTGCTTCTTCTAATGTTATGGACGTAGAATTTTACATACTCAACACGGCTGTCGTGTTCTATAACATGGGAGGAAGTCAAAAAAATCCAAATGCGAGTTCATACGCAAAGATAATTGACGGACTTGAAGTATCGCTATATCCCAGAATTTCTGCCACAAGCTCAAACAGAGGAAATAATACCTACTACCAACGCATATTATCAGGCGGATTTGCTGAAGACAAAAGCATCGAGCTTTCATTCGGAACAAATAATAACAATGTGCCGTCACTTTGCTTTTTGACTGACATTAACGGATATTATATAAGTGACCTTCCATATAATGGCTCAACATTTGGCGATGCTTCACAAATATATCGGCAAAGGCCAGAGAACAATCTGCTTGCACGTCTTGTCTCTTACTACAATCAGGTACGCAGGACTTTTGTTGCCGTTGTAGGAAGTGGGATTGAATTGATGCTGTCAAGATACAGCCTAAATGGTCGCAAGTTCCTTGGCATAGATGCAAAGCACAACTGGCGCGATGATATTCAGGAAATTAAATTCATAGAGGTAACATGAACGGAAATAACATCTACATCATGTGCGACGGTGTAATCATCGCAGGCACAAAGTCGAATGAAATCACGTCTGATACTGAGTTACTTGAAGTGAGCGGTCCTAAGAGTGGTCGCAGCCGCGAATATACTATAGGCAGGGATGAGTGGGGCTTTACCACAAGTTTTCTTGTGCTTTCAAACGAACATATAAAGGACTTGCTCAAGAAAGGAACGACCTATGACATTCAGGTCGTGGCAAGGAACGGCTCTTCTTCCACTGGTTTGTTGCAAGGCAAAGCCATATTGAAGAATTGCAAGATGACATTCACACGCGGGAACCTTGCGCAAGGCTCTTTCCAATTTGTCGGTAATGGTCCGCTCGAAGATTATGTCAACGTGTCAAGCATAAGTCTGTCTCGGAGGTCTCTTTTACTCATTCAAGGTGATTCCGAGACATTGATACCTACCATTCTTCCATCCAATGCAGGTAACAAGAATTTGGCATGGTCGAGCAGCAACCAGTCGGTAGCAACTGTTGACCAGGATGGTAACGTGACGGCAGTTGGTAGCGGCTCGTGCACGATTACATGTGCAGCAACAGACGGGAGCGGAGTATTTGCAACATGCAACTTCAAAACGGTAGAACTTGTTGACCTTGGACTGCCCAGCGGAACGCTTTGGGCTACATGCAACATAGGAGCAAACTCGCCGGAAGAATTCGGCGACCACTTTGCATGGGCAGAGACAGAACCAAAGGAAAACTATAGTTGGGAAACTTATAAGTATTGCGAAGGGACGTCCAATACGCTAACAAAGTATTGCACGGACGCTCAGTATGGGACAGTGGACGACTTAGTTTCTCTTAACGCCGTAGATGATGCCGCGCGAAAGATAAGCAATCAGAAACTATGGACGCCAACAACGGTAAGAATAACCGAATTGACAAACAGCAACTATACTACAATCGAGCATACAACGCTTAATGGAGTATCAGGTGTTAGGATAACAAGCAAATCGAATGCAAACAGTATTTTCCTGCCTTTATCTCCTTGTATAGAAGGTGAGACTCCAAGTCAGTATAGCAGATATATGTCACGCAACAACAATCCTACCACATCGTATTATTCAGTTGCATTGCAGATTTCTGAAGATAACGTGGAAATAATTACAGACACGATGCGCTGCTTTGGATTCAGTGTTCGCCCAATCTACATACCAGAGTAAACCCCTGCGGCACTTTCGCACGATAAGAAAAGACTACTATGGCATACAGTTCAGGAATGCTCAATAAGCGGATAACGATTGCACGGCGCAAGGATGATGCTGCGGAGTCGTTTGGAAAGGCTGGAAAGCCGAAGTATGAGCTGCTCGGCACGTTCTGGGCGAGTGAGACGTTCAACAAGGGCGTGAAGTCGCTGCGTGAGGGTGCCTTCGACGCTTACGACACCGTGATGTTCAGGATGAGATACTACAAGGGCGTTGACCGCTGGTGTCTCATTCAGTATAACGGCAAGTGGCATCAGATCACTTCGTTCAACGAGGACTACCAGGAGAACCAAATCCAGATGACGGCGGTGGAGTTGGCTAATCAGCAGGTGAATATCGTGGAGCCAAGCCCATTGCCGGACGGCACTCTTATGGATGCCGACGGCGTTGTGCTGCTTGACGCCAACGGCGTGTATTTAACCGCATAAAAATATCACATATATGGCACAGGAATATAGATTTAAGCAGAAGTACCCTGAGATTCAGGAGCAGCTCGACCACAACCTGAATGGGAATAAGAACTACGACAAGTCCACATTCAGTGGCTTTGGGCGCGTCTATCTTGACAAGAACGTGAAGACGGTAGGCGGTGTGCAGAAGAACCTGCTGGAGCAGTCTATGCTCAACATGGAGAACACCGTCTATGTTATTCAATATGACTTTGACTTGAAAGGAGAGAGTATTAGGATACCTGAGAATTGCGTGCTGAAGTTCGAAGGCGGCAGCCTTAGCAACGGCTATCTGTCAGGAACAATCCTGAACGATGTGCTTGACTTTACCTACATCAACACCGACGATATTGGCACATTCATCAGCGGATTGCGCTTTGCCAATCCTTGCAAAATCATCCTAAAAGAGGGTGCAACGTATAACATTGCGCACAAAATACGGCTCATTGACAACAATGTGGAGCTGGACGGCAACGGTGCAACTATTAACTGTACTGCCTCAGATGCTATATATACTGGTGCCGAACCGGAAATGATATTCACAAACGGGGAGGCAGATCCAGTTGTGATGCCATCTTCTACCTGTATTCAGGATGCAGACATAGCTGCGACTGTAGAAGTTGGTGACGTTCTTCGTATCTTTGAGAATGAGCAGATAGCCGGTCGCGAATATCAGTATGGCATGGAAAGCACTGTGATAGCGGTTGAAGATGATAATGTATGGCTGAGTATAGCCGTGCCAAGAAAGCAGTACAATCGCATTGTGCGCTATGCCAATGTGCATGATATTTGCGTGCATGACCTGACCATCAACAACAATAGAACGACAGGAAGCCCAGAAGGCATTACTGTCAATTCACATTATTCAAAGGTTTATAATATCCGATATTATGGCAACAAAAACGCCGTGAACGGAATTGGCATTGGTGGCACATACGATGAATTGTATGGCTGCGAGGTCTATGAATGCATGGGCAGCAATTATGATAGACCGTATAAGGCGGGTTACGGCATCAATGCTACCGGAAACTTTGCCCGCGTCCATCATAATCGTTGTTTCTGCTGCCGTAGTGGAATTGATGGCGGTCATAGATATGGAATAGTGGTAGGTATTGAGGTTTGGGGTAATGTTGTTGGCGATACGATGGGTGATAGCGTATTTCCATTAGACCATTATGTGTTCGGATTCCATGGAGGTGCAGAGGTCTATTGTCACGACAACAATGTGTATTGCGCCAAACACCCGACTGCCTTGGCATTGCGAGGTGACAATCAGCGCATGGAGAACAATACTGTATATTATGACTATATACCAGAAGACGACACTGTTTATTACGAAATTGCGACTATTCGGGAGATAGCCTTTAATGCAACATTCAAGAATAACCGCTTCATACTTGGAGAAGGTGTTGACTTTGCCTCTCAGAAAGCAAGGCTGCTTGTAGATGCCGATGATCAATCCGCAGACGTGCCCTTTGAAGGTTGTATTGAGATTGTCGGGAATACTAACATTCCATTCATTCAATATAGTCAAAGCAAGGATAAAAGTATTGTCAGAGACAATGTGATTATAGCATCTAACAATGCTGCTATTGACCTTTATACGTCTACGTTTAACAGGCTTGAAATTGCCGGCAATATCATATCAACATCTGTGAGTTTTGTTAAAACTTCAGCAAAGGTAACGACTCACTTCAAGGAACTTATAGTAAATAACAACACTGTCACATTCCCATCTGGAAGTAACCTACAATGCGTATTCTTCTTGCGACAGAAAACGCAGGAAGCTTTTGAGAGAGTAGTTGTAACTGAAAACAAGATTGTCAATAATAATGATAATAGCATCAATCTGTTTTACAACAAGAGCATATTGATGGATTATTTCGTGAATGGCAATGAACTTGTGAATGTGGACTGGCTGACTCCTGAGCCTGGCCCAGAACCAAAGCCGGAGCATTTCAGTTCTGGGCCAGTCGATGATGTGCCAGCTACTGATGTCATAGGTTACAGATACTTCGCAACAGACCTTGGCAAAAATCTCTATTGGGATGGAACAGAATGGAAAGCTGACACGCTGACACCAATGGTAAGATATACATATACGCCGACTATGTATAGACATGCCCGATGCGTTAATACCTATAGAATTAAGGCTGTTATCGGTCAAGAATACGCATGGGCAGTACAGTTAACAACACTATCAACCAGTGGTACTTATAAATTTGATACTTGCGCTCTTCTTGTCCCTGCTGGCGTAAAGATTAAGTTGCTTGGTAGTGGCATGGCACACAATGGTTATCCTTGGCTGATGCTTGATGCTGACAATATCGTGCTTGCCGCCGGTTCAAGCGCAATGGGCGGCATTGGCAAAGACCAAATTCTCTATGAAGGCACAACGCCATCTGAATGCAAGTTGTTGGTGAATGTCATCAATCAGGATGCAACGGTATTAGACACAGACCCAGATTCACCGACATACGGGCAGGATATTCCATATCCTTACTGGAATAAGGACGCGCAGCCCTACGTTGTTGAGTTGAGTGCATGGACTGATTTCAGTTCGCATGTTGTGGACTTGCTGGCACAGAATGACGCGACGGGAACGGTGGCTGAAGAAGGAGATTACATTCCAATCGGTGTGTATGACCCTCACGGTAACCCAGTAAACCCAGAACAGCAAAATGACGGAACTATAAACGACAACGATAATGACAGTAATTCGTAAACGAGACATTGCGCGGAGGATGCGCGAGGTGCTGCGGTCGGCACGGGACGCACGGCGGGAAATCACGCTCATGGCGAAGCGGCCCGACGATAGCTCGTGCTTAGAGGCGAGCGGTGCCATTCGGCTTGTCATCCGCGACTTCCTGCCGGAGTTGCAGGGTAATATGGTGCTGCCTCCTGGGTTGGAGATTGACTACGGTGTCGATTCTGCCGAGGTGTGGCCCGTGAGCATCAACGATGTGGAGATTGAAGAGGAAGACGAGGTGGGCGAACTGACGGAGCAGAGCCTTGGCTTTGCCCAGACGCGGGGTGCTGAACCCGTCCGAACGGGCATCACCGTGGAAGTGTCGAACATGGCTATCGACTCGGCGGGCTTTGACCTGCTGGGCTATATCCGCAAGAAGTTCGGACTGGCTCAGCGTCGCTACATCGCCAGCCACCTGTATTCGACGGCTCGCTGGGACGGCAATAATGGCCCGTTCAGCGGTGCGCACGCCTCGCAGTGGAGCATTCCGCAGGGTTCGCTCTACGACTCAATCATGGCGCAGATGACGTTGCTCGAAATGGAGGGCTACGACACCCGCGACGCGGTCATCATCATGGATCATGTGATGGAGGTGCGCCTGAAGGTGACACCCATCCGCGAAGAGGAGGGGCGCATGGTCATCGAGGACGGGCTGTGCTGTGGCTATCCGTACATCGCCAACAAGTATTACAACACCGAACTGGACGAGAACGGCCACTTGGTGCGCAAGGCGACGGATGCGGTGTCAATCGGCATCTTCAAGTGGTTCAAGATTGCCCAGCATGACCAGGCAAGGCTGATAGTCGATGGCGTATCGAAAGAAGTCTCGGAGCGAAACGTGACGAGTATCACCCTGAACACGGCTTGGTCGTTTACCAATCTCTCGGAGAAGGTGAACGGCGGGACGGGTGTGCAGGCTTTCCGCACGCTGATGATGCGCAAGGGCTATCTGCGCGATGTGAACGAAATGGTATTCCGAACCGCCGACGGCAAGCTGCTGCGTGTAGGACTGAATAACATGAGCATGGTGCTGACGGACAAGGACGGCAACGTTCTGGAGTCATCCGACGGCAAGGCGTTCATGGTGAATCTGAGGCATACAAACGATTGAATTTTTATGGGAATGGCGCAGCGGATTAGTATAGCAAACCGCAACGGTTTAGTACAGAAAACCAAAGCGGTTTAGTATAGTAAACCAAAGTGGAAAAGTATAGTAACCAAAAGCGATAAAGCTATGACACCCAACCCGGCAAAAGAGGAAATCGCAGTAAACCCACAGCGGCAAAATGTACGATTAGTAGTAACGAATATAAACCAATTTTAGAAAAATGGATGCAACAAAAAGAGAAATCAGAAATCTGGAATGCCAGTTGTCCTTTAGAGAGGCTTCACCCGAAGAAGCTACGGAGGGCTACCTTGGCACCATCTCAGGCCGTGCCATCTGCTTTGGCGTTGAAAGCCAGATTCTCGACGACTTCGGAATGAAGTTCCGTGAGGTGATTGCCCCACAAGCAGCCACGATGGAGTTCCTGAACACTCAGGACATCAAAATCAATATGCTGCACAATCGAGAATTGACCTTCGGACGCATCAAGCGTGGCGAGTCGCAGACTGTAGTCCTGAGCGTTGACCGTGAAGGCGTGAACTTCATGGTGAAGGTTCCCAACTGTGACCTTGGAATCCGTGCCCGCGAACTGACAAAGGCAGGTGTGTACGACGGTTGCAGCTTTGAGTTCTGGCCGGACAAGTACGACGTGAAGGAGCGCGAGGGCGAAATCCCCGTGGTCACTCACACCAAGTTCCGTGCCATCACTGCCCTCACTTTGGGCATGGATCCCGCTTACTTGCAGACTTCGCTGTCAGCCCGTGAACTGGTTGAAAGCACCGACACCTACAAGGCTCGCAAGGCCGAAGAGGAAAGGCTTCAGGCAGAACGTGAGGCAGAGGAGCGTGAGCGCATTCAGGCAGACATGAAACGCCGTGAGCGCATCATGGCGATGAATGCCATCGAAGACGAAGAATTAGAGAAACTCAATTATTAACCCCTTAAAACGTTTTAAGATGAAAGATTTTAAGACAATGACTTTCGAGGAGTTGGCAGTCGCTAAGCGCGAGGCCAACGACAAGCTGGGCGAACTTTACGTCAGCGCAGCTAACCGTGAACTGAAAGACGACGAGAAGCAGACCGAACTGAATCTCAGTCGTGAGTTGAAAATGATTAAGGAGGCCATGTCCGACATCGCCATCCGCGAGAACCACGACAAGGCTCTTGGCGACCAGCGTCAGGAGAAACTGGGCGAGCAGTTCCGCGAGTTGCTGAAGGACGTGCGCACCAACCCTGGCAAGGCTCAGCGTGAGATTCTGCTGTCACCGGG